TCAAAGCTACCAAATTGTTGCTTTTGTTCTGGTTCCATTTGTTCCCAGATTGAAGCTGCTACTTGTTTGCCTTGTTGATCTTCGCCGCCACCCATCATAACATCACCTTGTTTGTAGTTAATGTCGGGTGCTCCAGCTTGTATTGATTCGTTCATTGAAATTTCTTCATCCATAATATATCTCCTGAGTTTATTTGTTTATATTGTTTTTCCTGTTAAATCAATAGCTGGCATGATAACTGTTACGTCTCTCTGCACATCTTCATCAGGTATATTAGCAGTTTTTAAAGCTTCTTCTGTCTCGTAAACCTCTCCTGTTTTCTTGTTTTTTATAGTAGTTATTATTTCTTTTGGTGTTAGTTCTATTACTTGATCACTCATTATGTTGTTACCTCTTTTTTGATGTTTAGATAGCTGACTCCAAAATCAAATGAATCTGCGCTACCTGCTTTAATAGTAAGGGTTGTGCCTCCTACTACTATTAGCGGTTGGGTTAATAATTCTTTTGTAATATTTGCTGTTAAACCTACTGTTTTAATAGCTGTAAAAGCATTATTAGTAACGGTTACACTGGGAGTACCAGCTGATGTAACAAGAATAGATTTGACAACATAGGTTTCACTTACTAAAGGATTACCTGCACCGAACGGATTAAGTTCAGCATTGGTAGTATCATTATCTATTCCTACAAAATCGTATTGGTTTACTACTGCCATTAATCTAAAAAGAAGCTTCTAGCTTCAATCTCCTGTTTTAATTCTTCTTGAAATGTAGTGTTTAATTTCTCAATAACAGCATCCAAATCCCTAACTAAAGATTGAGATGTGTCTTCATTATATTCTTCACTTGCTCTAGTTAATGTTTGTACAATTTTAGCCATTATCTTCTTCCTCCAGATTGTATGTCTAACCTAAAAGTTCCTAATTTCCAACTAGTATCAACTGCTGTATTGGATATAGTAAGAGCTATTGATCTAGCTCTAGCACGTGTGTCTACTTTTGTAGTGCTTGATGTTATAGTAAATGGTCCGAGTGATGAACTAGCTGCTGTTTCATTAGGGTAATCTCTTAAATCTAATTGTATTATTGTATTACCTGATTGATTAATAAAATCAGGAACTATTCTACTTACTCTCATAATATTTTCACCATCACCTCTAAGGTCAGCCATGTTAGTAGCCGCACCTCTTACAACTTTTTGTGTAATGTCATAATCACCAGAAGTAATGTCAGCTGGAATAGCTGCAGTAACACCAAGTCTTATTTGATTAAGTCCAGTTTCGTGTTCATAGTAATAACTAATTCCATCTGTATTACCTTCAACATCAAACGATGTATCTGTGCCCGCATCATACTGTGTTGCATGTGGTAAACCAAACACTGCAGAATCTTGCCAAGTTGTTCTAGTAAATAATGTACTATCATTTGTAAACCATATAGGTCGTTTTGCTGTTGAATCTAAATAACTATAAGTAACTGATCTAGTGTTAACATTAGAAGTAGCTGTAGGGTAGAACCAAGTAATTTCTCCAAACAAGTTATTAATACCACAATAAATAAATTGATTAGATGTTGTATTAAGATCATCATAAACATAATCTTCAACCAAACAATCCATTGATTCTAGTTTACCAGTGTATCTAAAGAAACCATTATCAGACATCCAGTAAGCAGCACCATCAACTTCAACGGCTGCGTTCTTACCGATCAAACCACAGTTAGTTCCAACTTGCTCGTAAGCAAATGTAAAAGGAGTTCCAACAAATCTCATAGTAAATAAAGAAGTGTCTGACCAAATGTAAATTGCATTTCTACCAAGTTTAGCACCGATGATCCGTGATCCAGCGGCCAGTCTTTGTGTACCAGCACTGTTGATTGCTGTAGGTCGATAGTCTTCTATATTTTCTTGAGATGAAAATCTTATAAACATATCGTCTTGTGTAGTTTTATCTCCAATAGTTGTTTCTGTTCCAAAAAATACTAAGTGACGATCCGGAGTTGATACTAACATATCTCTTGAGGCTGTTGGTGCATTAGAAATAATTACGGCTCTTGTTGTTGTTGCGTTATTTAAATCAGAATTCCATTTAAAACATTCACCATTAAAAATTAAAGCAATCAATGTACTACCTAAATTGTCCAAGGCCCATAGACCGGGTTCAGCTACAGTATCCGTGTCAGCTGATGATTGACCCCAACCAGAAAAACTACTGTAGTTTGTAACGGTAGCTCCTGTGTTGTGAAGAGCATTTGCTGTCCCCCTAACGTTTCTAGTTATTCCTGTTAAAGTATTTGTTGCTGTATTTACTCCTGTGTAAGAAATTTCTTCAGTGCCTACTTGTATAAAATTAGTTCCTGTTGTTGGAAAATTTAATACAGATGTTAAAATAATACTAGTTCCAGTTCCACCTGTTCCTGCTGAGTTAGCAGACAACGCTCCATTAAGTGTAGTTGTTTGAGGAGCAGTTACTGTTCCACCATATTGAGATATACCATAACCAAAAACACCAACTTGTTCTGCTGGACCTACGTGATAATATTGAAAAAAAGTTATACCGCCTGATGTTGTTGCACCAGATCCCGTTTCATTAGAAGGCATTGTAATAGTAATGCTAGTAGCATTAGGTACACTTGTTACCATAAATTTTTTATCAGCAAAATCTAATGCTCCAAAATTAGAATTAGTTATTGCACTGAAAGTACTTACATCACCAAATAATATAATGTCACCTTCTTGAAAAGTGGTTGTAGTTGAAAATGTAATAGTAACTTCCGGTTGACCGTTAGTTGTGCTAAATGCACTTGTAATAGCTGTGCCTAATGGATTAACTAAAGGATGTATGTCGTAAAAAACTTCTCCTGAGTATGCATATAAAATTCTATTAGTGCCAATAATAGCATATTTAATACCTTGTTTATTGACCATGTGATGTAACCCTCTAGCTGCACCAGTAAGTTTACTATCACCTAATTGATTCCAACCACCTATTTTTTCTGGTGTACCATACCTAAAACGAACATTAGTTCCACCTGTCCATTGCGACTCGGCTCCGGTAGATGTAACTTGTTTATTAAATCCTGGTAAAAATCCTAGTTTTTGTAACATATAAAATCCTTATAAAGGAGACAGTAGGTATGGTGGATTACTGTCTCCATTATAGGGATATATCATCGTTTAAACCAAGATGGAAGACCTAAATGTAAACGTTTGTCAAACATATTATCTTTAGACCCTGGGGTTTTTTTGTTATTGTAATGAAGAAATACTTGTACGCATTCATTACCTTTAAATTTATTTCGCCAATGTTCCAACTCACAACCAGAATAAACTAACATATCACCTGGTTTTAAATTTATTTTAATACCTTTTTTATTTACTTCTCCTGAGGGCTCTAAATAAATTGGCCACTCATCACCACCTAGATTCATGGTTGTAGATATTTCACAACTAAATCTGTCTTTATGTCTTTCAAGGATATCGCCCTTTTTATAAATTCTAGCATAAGTATATGCTGGGTATAATTTAAGACTTGTAGCTTCTTCCATTTTAGGTTGACATTTTAACATTAAGGTTTCCATAGCTATATTAGAATACTGACTATAAGTTTCCGGTATCTGTTGATCTTTACTTTCATAGTGACCTATAATATTTTCAAAGGGTGAAATATATCTCTGTGCTCTACAAGTATCATAAACTTGTTTTTGCATCATAAAATAATTTGCAATAAAAGTTGCTAAATCTTTATTGATTGCTTGACGGATAACTGTATATTTTTTTTTCTTAAACATCTTTAGCCATTTCAATTGGCACTGCTTGTATGTTCCAATGTATAAATCTAAAAGGTTCTATTCCAAAGTCTAATGAAAACTCATGTTCTAAATAACCTGGAAATATAATTAATGTTCCGGGTTGAGGTTTAAAATGAATTAGTTCATTACCATTAAGAATTTCTTTTATATTATTTTTCATTTTTAATTTTGTAGCTCTAGCTCCAGTCCGAGGCTCATGAAATATTGGCATCGATGTTTTTTCATTTGCTTTTAAAAAATAAAATCCCGATACGTGTTGATTCCAATGTATGTGAGCAGAATGATGTCCACCCCCTTTTTTAGCAAATTCTTGTACCCACATCTCACTAAACATTGTAGTGTATTGTGACATATCATAACCTTGATGATCTAAATATTCCCAAGATTTTTGACCTACGTAATCTCTAAAATCTCTAAAATCATTATCAGTTGTAAGAGGTGTTGAGTGATAACTTCTTCCAAAGTCTCCAAATTTTTTTATATGTGCTTTAGCTTCAGGAAAATTTTTAGCAGCTTTAATATATTTATCAGATGCTTTAGTTAACGATTTTATAAATTCTGGTTTTTGTTCAGACCAAATTGCTGTGTTAAAATATTCATTTATATTCATATTATTTAAAGGGGTATCCAAGGTTCCACATCACCAATGAATATCTTGTTCCTTTCGTTACGGGTTTAACTCTATGCCATACAAATGATGGAAACACAATAATACTTCCTTTAGGAAGTATTTCTTTTGCTTGTTTCAAGTGTTTAGCTTCTTCTCTCATATGCGGATCATAGTTTCTAAAATCAAATTCTAGTTCTCCACCTTCATATTCTGAACCATCGGTTAACTGACAAGTCATAGATAGTTTTCGAATTTTACCGTTGTCAGGTCCTTCTTTTTCATAAGGCTTATCCCAAGAATCACAGTGCCAATCATAGTATTGATTAAGTTTATATTTTGTAAATTGACAAGATTCACTTCTATCCCATTCATAATTCCAACCAGCAGATTTATTAGCTTTGTGTATATAAGGATGTAATTCTTTATAAATCCAAGTATCATTTAACCAAACTAAATCTGATTTTCTTTTTCTTTGCATATTTTTAATTTGATCTTTAGTTAATTTTTTATCACCATAGCCACCTGTTCGTGCCATGGTTTCTGATTTTGATAAACCGTGTTTAATTATGTCATCACATAATTTTGGTGGTATTACACCACTAAAATACCAATAGTAATTAGATGTAATCATAAGTTATAGTCTGTACAAAATTTAAACCATCCTTTTGATTATTAGTTATGTAATACATATTAGTTGAAGGAAACATAATAAACATATTATTTTTAAATTCTATATCCCAACTTTTTCCTTTACGTTTATTATCATCATAATTTATTCTAACAAAACAATCTTTAACTTTAACACCATAAAGCATAGTAAAGTCTGGAGAGTTTTGTAAATCCACTGGATTAATATTTAATAAAGGAATTGTTGTTTCATTGGGTTTATAGATATTTCCCCATGTTGATTTGTTATTTAAATTAATATCATAATTAAGACCAATATAATTTTTTATATAAGTATTTAATTTATCATAAGTTCTTGAAAATTTTAATTCTTCATTAGTTAAACTAGAATGTAAAATTTGATGGGATAATTCAACTCTATCTATTTCCCAATGTTTCGGCATTGAAACATCCCCATAATATAAAGCTTGTTCTGTTAATACTTTCTTTTGCATACCACCACCATTTTTAATTTATGCTCTGTAGTCTGTCAAGTCCCAAGTTGTATTAGTTTCATCCCATTTATATATCCACAAATGAGTACCGGCTTCGTTTTGTGAAATTTGTTCAGCTGTTAATTCTGGAGCGTTACCAATAGGTGATTGCCATGTACTTTCTAAATTATTTTTTACCCAAGATGCATAAAGTTTTTTAGGCCAAAAAATTTGATCATCCTCATTCCAAGTATAACCTATACCTGCGTAGTTTCCTCTAAATGCTTTTGTTTGATCTGTCGATTCTGATCTTGTTTGATTACCTTCTGAATCATGTGTTGTTGTATAATGTTTACCACCATATGTATTATATGAAGTTTGAATCCATAGATGTGCCGGCCAGTTACTGTGTTGTTCTAAATAAGCTTGTCCAACAGTTTCATCTTCAACATTATCAGCATTAAGTATGTCTGAATTGTTTACAACATGAATTGCTAATACTTCGTTCTCTTCTGTTATTTTTGCAAAATGTGCCATAACTACTTCCTATTGAAATTTGTATCTTATTATTACTATACCAGAACCACCGGTTAATCCATCATAATTAGAAGCAGTTTGAGGAACATTAGGAGCAGGTGCTGCGTTTTGTGCATCTGCACCATTACCTGAATTAGCTGGTGCTGGTCCAATTGGATTAAAACCACTTGGATTATAATGACTATAGGCTCCTCCTCTTGAATAAAGAGTTGGAGATGCATTAATACTTGTAGTTGCTCCTGCTCCTCTACCTGGTGCTGAGGGAGGGGGACTACAACCTGGAGCGGTTGAGCCTGCTCCGGTTGCTCCACCACCTGAACCACCTAAAGTTTGAGAAGAAGTACTTCCTACTCCACCGGGTGAACCTTGAGGTTGTGGACTTATTACAGGATCATTTCCTCCACCAGCAGGACTAGAATTACCTCCACCAGTTCCTCCACCAGAACCACCGGGTGCGCCTTTAACAAAAGTTAAAGGTGCCGGTGAACTATTAGGTTGACCACCCCTTCCACCACCAGTTGATGTAATACCTAAAGCTGATGATTCTGAACCAGAACCTGCAGTAGGGGTACCGGGCAAACTTGGACCAAATCCTTTACCACCCTGACCACCACCACCAACTACAATTGGAAAAGAAGCAACTGATGCTGTTACACCTGTTACTACACGAGGACTTGCTGTGTAGGGTGTCATTGTAGCACATCTTCCTTCTCTAAATCCGCCTGCTCCGCCACCGCCACCACCTGCAATATGAAAAGCATTACCACCAGATCCACCACCGCCTGCTGAAACCATATAAGCAATTATATTATTTGAAGGGGATCCTGCACAAGTAACTGCAAAAGTTGCATCTCCTGTAAATGTATGAATTTTACAATCTCCAGATGTTGTTATAGTACCACCTGTCGCTACTATAAAAGTAGTACTACCCCCGGCACCAAATCCTAAAACTTGATAACCAAAAGATTTACCTTTTCTGGTTTGTATATTTTTTGTGTTCTTACCTGAAGTAAGTTTATTTTTTAAATCTCTCATATCTAAATTCCTTATGCGTCGTTAGCTGCGTCAGTAGTAAAGAATATTTTTAAACCAAGAACTCTTGCATCACCGGTAAAAGTATCCGTACCTGCGTTTCCATCTCTAAATAATTGAAAATAAGTTAGTTGATCTACTGCAGGAGATCCTGCAATTGTAACTGCAGCACTCTCCGCTGAAACTTGTTGATCTTCTACTGTTCCTATACCTGCATCTATAACTGACACTGCTGAACCAAAAGCAACGTCAATAGTATCACCATCACCGACAGATACACCTTGAAATTCAAATTTACAATTTCCTGTATTTGTATTACTTGGAGCCCAATATACTTGATAAGTTACTGTGCCTTCATTCCATGATTTAGGAAAAGCTACTGAAAATTGTGCAAATTCATCTGCACTTGCATCAAAATCTAATACTTTCATATCAGGTCTACCAGCTGTTGTTTCAACTTGCTGTGCATCAGCACCCGCAGTTGTAGTTCCATACATTGCTGCTGCTGGAACCCACATAGTTTCTTTACCTGCAATTTTAACTGCAGCAGTTGCACTTTTAAGTACACCTGTTCCTTTAGGGTTTAAATTTATATCAACATTAGTTTCACCTGTTGCTGAAAGAATTGGACCATTGCCTGTTGAAGCGTTGGCTAAAGTTAATTCATTAACCGCTGAACCTGTAGCTGTTAAAAGTAATAATTCGTTTCCGTTAGTATCTAAAATTGAAGTTCCAATTTTAGGTGCTGTTAAAGTTTTGTTTGTTAAAGTCTGTGTTCCTGTAAGAGTTACATCTCCTTGTGCCCCTACAGTCGCTTCAAAACAACCTGTGTTAGTTGCAACACCATCAAAATAAATAAGTTTATATCCTTTGTCAGTAGCTGAAAAAGTAACAGTAGCACCTGAACCAGATGCTGCTTTTATTTGAACTGTAGAAGCACCTGTTGTACCATTTTTAATAATGTAAAAATTTTCTGTAAGTAAAGGAAAAGTTACAACTCTAGCTCCAGATATTGATCCTGTAAGTTCTATAACTCTGTGTTGGGCAGTACCTGTTAAAGCACCATCGGCTATTGTTAAAGCTGTCGGTGTTCCTGAATCAGTCACCGCTTGAGAATTAACACCACCCGTAAGTTGTTCTACAAGACTTAAATTTGCGTTTGTTTTTGTTCCCCAAGTACCAGCGTTTTCGCCGGTTGCCATTAGTTCTAGGCCTAGATCTGTAAATGTTGATGCCATAATTTTGTACTCCTGATTGTTGTTATTTATATTGTTTATTTATTACTAAGTCAAACATTAGTTTGCTACTTTTCTTGTGTAACCGGTACTATTTTTAGGTACTTTTCTTGAGTAACCCGTGCTATCCTTAGGTACTTTTCTATTAAAGTATTGAAGATTAATAGCATCATTTAAAATAGTTGTAGCTGTTAATCCTAAACCATCTAAACTAGCAATTGATAGTTGTGTTGTAGTTAAAGTCCCTATTGCACTTGTAGATGATAAACCTGTTAACAATGCAGGAGTTATATTATCTATTGTTAAAGAACCTAAAGAACTTGTAGCTGATTGACCAGTTAAATCTATAACAGGGTTAGATGAGATTATAATAACACCAATGTCTGTTTCAGCTGATAGACCTGTAATACCTATTACATCTGCAGGAGTTATATTTCCTAAAGTTGTTTCAGCTTCTAATCCTGTTAGACCTACTGAATGATCATCAACCGATAATAAACCCGGACTTGATTGTAAACTTAAACCTGTTAGTTCGGTTGAAAAATCAGATTTAGCAGTTGCTATTCCTAAATCTGCGTCAATCGATAAACCAGTTAGACCCATTACATCTGCAACAGGTAATTGATATATTCCACCCCAACCTTCGTTATCAGAACCAAATACTTGATTACCCCAACCAACACTTGGAAGTGAAGAAGTTGCTGTTAATCCTGTAAGAGGAACATTAATACCATCTATACCCCATGAGTTTTGACCCCAAGAATCTCTACCCCAACCATCACCGGCTTGTGCATAAGTAAATTCACCAACTGTAGTTGTAGCTGTTAGACCTGTAAGGGAAACTGTTGTAACATCTTGTCCCCAATCATTATCACCCCATGCATCACTACCCCAACCATTATCGGCTGCTGCGTAAGGTAATTCTCCTAGTGTAGTTGTGGATGTTAGACCTGTAAGTGTAACAGGTGTTTGGTTATTACCCCAACTATTGTCTCCCCATGCATCTCTGCCATAACCGTCATCGGCTGCCGCATAAGGTAATTCACCTAGTGTAGTTGTAGTTGATAAACCTGTTAAAGAAATTATTACTTGAGTTTGAGTACCCCAAGTGTTTTGACCCCAAGTGGTTCCAGATTGGTTCCAAGTGTTATCCATAAGGAGTTACTCCCTATGCTATCTGAACGATTGCGTTGCCTGCAGTTTGAGCTGGGAATTGAACTGTAAAAGTTCCGCTAGTCACAGTTTTGTCTGCACCAAAATTAATTGAAAACACAGATCTTAAATTATTAAAACCAGATATGTTTGTATTATTATAAAGTAAACAACCTCTTGCTGTAAAAGTAGCTGAGGTAAAACTAACATCATTAAATTTAACACACGCCGTGTCACCAGATAAAACTGGAGTAGCTGTTACCGTTAATGCTGCCCCACCTGCAGTGTAACCACTGTTTGAAGCGCCACCATCTGTTGTACTTTGACTGACTTCAAGTGTGTTAGTTGGAACTGCATTAGCTGATGAGGGTGCTGCGTAAACAGTTGTTCCTTTACCTAACGAAGCTGAGTTACTTGAAAATAAAGCTAGTTTAAATGCGTTACCGTTTGGTGTTGCTCCAGCGGTATCAAAGTTGTGTCCGCCTCTAAGTATTTCTACTTTAAATGAATTACATATTTCTGATGCGATTGCCATAATTTTTTATCTCCTAATTATTGAGGCGGTGACTCGATTGGAATTCTTATTGTACCATCCGTGTAATCGTCTCTTCTTCTTCTTCCAAGTTGCATCGCTGCAAACTTTTGTAGTTCTTGTGTATACTTTTGTGTGTATAATGTCAACATATCTGTTGGACCTTTTAAGAATCCATAAGCCTCTACAAGACAAGCATATAGCAGTCCTTGTGGAAAATAATTACTTATATAAGTGTTAGAATTACCATCTCCTCCTGAGCCAAGGCCCACGGGCATTGCATTATAATGTATAATATATTGATAATTAGCGTCTGGTGTAGGAGCTAAATAAATAGCACCTGAAGTAGCTGTTGTTGCACCTGTTGTTGCACCACCAAACATTGAAT